TTAGTTCCTTTTTCGTGCCAAACATTTCTTTATACTTGATATTTTTTCTTCTATTAATTCTAATTCTTTCACGATATCCTGTTCTTTTATACCATAATATTCAACAGGTTCTGAAATCATATTGCCCTCTTCCTCTTCCTGAAAAATATACTTTAAATCAATTTCAGGAAACGCCTTTACCAATGAAATAATAAAGTCGGGCCCAAAATTACTTTCACCACTCAAAAATCTACTAATCATTGCTGGTGCATGTCCTAATATTTCCGCCACTTCTTTTTGCGAAAGTCCTTTCTTTTTAAAGAACAATCTCAGTTTTTCGTTATACTTCATATTTAGAATCATTATAAATTAATACTTTCAGTAAATTTTGTTATTCAAAAAATATACTATTAGTAAATTAATTAATACTTTTGACGAACAAATAACAAATATATGGCAAAATTAATAATAAATAACACTTCCGAAAGTATGGAGTTACACATTCAAAAAGCGTACGACATCATAGACAAACATCTCCCATTTCATTATACAGATTTAGTCCTTGCTAAACTCCCTACAAATTCAGGAATTACATCAGGCATTGTTCGAAATGTGAAAAAAAAATTATCTAAAAGAATCGATGTTCTAAACGCTATGGTCGAAGTAGCATTAGACAATAAAAAACTAGAAGAAAACTTTAAAGAATTAACCACTTAAAAAAAAACATCCATGACACAATTTGCTATTAACAGACAGTTTCCCGGAATGGACGACTCCGCTATCGAGTTTTTCATTTCAGAGAAACAAACTAAAGTCATCCAGCACGGAAAAATACTTCCGTTTAGCGAAATTCCTTTGGCTACCTTAAAAGTTCTTGACCAAGCCATTCACGCTGATATCAACATCAATCTGGAACTTCACGATATGCATCCAACTTCTAATCTAAAACGCATCGAACAATTTGCCCGTTGCCGTTTTGGAGGATTGGATTTTGTAGGCGATATAAAAGAGGGTCAACTACAAGAAGGTGAATACCACGAATGTCCCAAACGAGGCAATTGCAAGAGCGAAGGAATCCTTTGTAAACTCCCACCTTATAAGGATCAGAAATTGACAAGTCAAGACATTCTATTGATGCAACATCTTTCAACTTCAAAAACTATCGAAGTTATTATTTGTGAAATGGATATCCGCCCAGGAACCTTTCATAAAGCTCACAATATTTTATACCTCAAATTAGGCGTTCAAACTCGGCAGGAAGTCACGAAGATAGCCTATTTGTTAAACCTCATTCAATTGTAAAACTGGGTGATTTTTTAAACCAAAAACCAAAAACCAAAAACATATGTCAAACCATCCCATTGCCTCAAAAATAGATTTGATCCAAGAGCAAATCGATAACCTAGAAAAATCAGGATTTTTTACCGAGAAAGAAATGGATAAATTCTCCTTTCCATTGCGCCAGGAACTTATAAGTTTAAAAAAACAATTAACCGATGTGTATGTAGATGAAGCCGCCAAAGAATATGGCTTAACTCCTTCGCAAATGGTAGAAGGTCGTAGAGTATTCAGTGAGTTGTGGGCGAAAATAGACGCACTTAAAAATCCAATATTCAATATTGAAGTGATCGAAGCTCAAATTCTAACTCCAAACCACATCACGGTATAATGGGATACGTTAAAGACACAGATATATTTGATGCCACAAACGGCGGACTCGAAATCATCACTTCTTATTATCCAAATGCCAACAAAGTAATCACAAAAACGGCTCGCCAGTTTAAACTTCGGGAGTCCGAAAAAACAGCATCGGCTTCGTTAAAATTGTTAGAAAATGGAGTTTGGGTAGTAACAGATTTTGGAGGCGATGCCATTTCTCGCAATGGTGTACAAGTTTGCGCCTTGGAAGAAAATATTTCCTACGGCGAAGCTTGTGCCCTTCTTGGTTCTCGTTACCGTGTTGAAGGTGCTGAAATGCAAGTTTGGAAACCAATAATCGAAAAGCGTCCGCTTACGCCAAAGGAAACTCCAGGCTCATACCATTTCACTTACAACAAAGAATTATCTCAAAAAGAATTGGCACTTATTGGACCAAGAGTAAACCAGAAACATTGCGACGATTTTAAACTAATGTCCTGTAAATCCTTTGCGTATTGCAAGGAAAACGAAACCATCGTAACCACGTCAACGGAGGATTATCCTATTCTAGTTTTTGACTTTGGCACTTGGCAAAAGATTTACCAGCCTAATTCTTTTGATAAACAATACCGTTTCCGTTATGCCGGAACCAAGCCTTCTCGTCATATTTTCGGAATGGATTTAATTAAAGAAGAATTCTTTAAAAGGAAAAAAAAGCAAGACGAAGATGTTTCTGATAATAATGATGAAAAAACAGCACCAAAAAAGAAAGATCCTAGATTATATGCTGCATTTATTATTAGTGGTGGAACTGATGGAATTAACCTTTATAGTTTCAATAAATTTCCAATTTTCACTAATTCAGAGTCTGACCAATTAGATTGGGATGAAATTAAAAAATTAAAAATTTATGTAAAAGAAATATATTACGTTGCTGATTTAGATGCTACAGGATTAAAACAAGCTCTTGCAATGGGATTGAAATTCCTTGACATAAAATTGCTTTGGTTACCTGAAAAACTGAAATTGTACAACGATAAACGCGGCAATCCTTGCAAAGATTTCAAAGATTATGTAGATAAATTCTACCGTTCTGAAAACCCAAATGCGTTTACTAATGGGTTAGACAAACTCATAAACAACGCATTGCCAATGCAGTTCTGGACAGAATATAAGTCCGAAAAGAAAACCAATTACAACTTATCCAACACTCGTTTGTATCATTTTCTTTCTAATATGGGATTTGGGCGTTACGAATCCGAGAATCTAAAGGAAGGTTTCCTCTACATCCGCAAGGAAGGATCTATTGTAAAAGTGTTGCATCCGTACGAAATAGAGAACTACGTTCACGCCTTTCTCGAAGAGCGACAAATGCATCCGGACTTACGAGATTATATCTACAAAAGCCCTCAATTAGGCGAGCGTTCTATGTCAAAACTGTCAAGACTGGACATTGATTTTACCGATGCCGATAAGCAAACGCAATATTTATTCTTTACCAAGAAAGTTTGGAAAATTACCGGCAAAGAAATCACGGAATACAAGCAAGGCGAAGTCGATAAATTCATCTGGGAAGATAAAGTAATTGATTTCAATGCCAAAAAAGAAGAACCCCATTTCAAAGTTTCAACCGATGCCGACGGTGATTTAGATATCGAAATCATCCGAAAAGACAATCCGTTTTTCAACTTCCTTATAAATTCCTCCAGAGTGCATTGGCGAAAAGAACTCGAAGAGTCATTCGAAGACCGTAAAGAAACCGAAGCCGATGAATATTTCGCCGCCAATCAGTTCAACATAGCAGGAAAAAACCTTTCGGACGATGAAATCCACGAGCAAAAACTGCACCTGATAAACAAGATTTACAGCATTGGATATATGCTGCACAAATACAAAGACGAGTCTAAGGCTTGGTGTGTATTTGCTATGGACAATAAGATTTCCGAAAGCGGAGAATCGCACGGAGGTTCTGGAAAATCATTGTGTTACGGCTATTTGAACAACATCCTGAAACGCAGATTTTATTTAAAAGGACGTGACGAAAAGCTCACACAAAATGATTTCATCTACCACGGAGTTACGGAAGATACTGACTATATAATGATTGATGATTCCTCGCAGTATTTGAAGTTCGATTTCTTCTTCTCGGAAATCACGGGTTCGTTGAAGGTGAATCCAAAAAATGCGCAGCCTTTTGAAATTCCATTTTCTAAGGCTCCAAAGTTTATTATCTCGTCAAACTTTACCATTCGTGATGCAGATCCATCTACAGCTCGACGATTGTTGTACACGGTTTTCTCGGATTATTATCACTTTAATAAAGACGACGAGTACAAACAAGAGCGTCAAGTTTCGGCAGACTTTGGAGGAAGAAACCTTTTCAAAGATTTCACGGAAGCCGAGTGGAATGCCTACTATAATTTCTGTGCGCAATGTACCCAGTTTTTTTTAGCACATCCATACAAAGTAAATCCGCCAATGGACAATGTAACCAAGCGAAGTCTTCACGCTGAAATGGGTGATGCGTTCGAAGGTTGGGCAGAAGCATTCTTCGCTACAATGCTACTCAATGAAGGCTCAATGCAGGAAGAACCTAAATATTTAGACAATTATTTCTCTAAAGAAATGGCTTTTGAGGATTTTATGAAAGCCACAAAGCAAGGAAAATGGACAACCAATAAATTCAAGAAAGCCCTGAAAGCTTTCTGTAAACTGAACAATTATATTTTAAATCCAAAGGATCTACAAAACGCACCAGGACGAATCGTACAGAAGATAGACGGAAAATCGCAAGAAGCCATCTACATCAGAACCATCGCCACTCCAGAAGCGTTCAAACAAATTGATGGCGTGAAGGAATATAATAATGAAAATGAAATTTTTGAAGAAGAGTAATTATGAAAAAAATATACATCGCAGGAAAAGTAACTGGACTACCACAAGAAGAAGTGATAGAGAAGTTTGCAAACATTCAAAAAGAACTAGAGAAAATGGGTTGTCAAGTTATCAATCCAATTGAAGTAGTTAAAGATTTTGAAACACCTTGGAACAAAGCGATGCGAATGTGCATTGCGGAACTTGTGTATTGCGATGTCATTGTCCTACTTCCAGATTGGTTCAGTTCCAAAGGAGCTAAGATAGAATGGGATATTGCAAAACAGTTAAACATCCCTGATTTTAGAGGAACTAGATTTGGATTAGAAGACTTAAAAGAATACTTAAAAAATAAATAAACAACTTAAAAACAAAACCCATGACAACACATTATTTCCTCGAAAAAGGACATTGCAACCAGATGAACAGCAAGTTGCATCAAGCAATCAGCACTTATTTTAGTTCCCTTTCCGGAACACTTATCGAAGCCAGTGAGCTCGAACAATTGAAAGAAATCTTCCTTGCGAAAATTATCTTGCTAAATATGGAATACCACAGACACAAACCAGTGACGTTAAGTTTCAACATCTTCGGAAGAGCAGGGAATATAAGCGTTCAAGGAATTGACGGAATGAATTTTATATTAAAAACAGCAACCCTTTACACTGCAAAATCACTTAGAACTAAATAATTATGACACGAGAGCAAGAACGACAAATCCTCCGTCAGAATATAAATCATTATCTCTGGAGCAAACCCAGAGCCGAGTGGACGGAACAAGATATCAAAAATCTGGAAGAAAAAAGCATCAACGGAACTGTAAAAACTGCAGCAGTTTTTGATAGACCACGAAGAACTCGCCAGCACTACAAGCAACCCATAATAGTTGTAAAAGACGGTGAAGACGTATTGTATGAATCTGTGGCGCTTTGTGCTGCAGAACTCGAAATAGAACCCAACACCATTTATGCCAAGCTCAATGGTCACCAAAAAAACAACGGAGAATATCAATTTTTTAAATCAATAATTAATCAAAAACAAATTTAAAATGAGTACATAAAAACAAAATCCAGAAAAAGAATTAGTAGTAAAAGGGCAATTAATTGCGGTTTTAGATCAAGAGAAAAGTTTCCGAGAAGTAACGGATGTAATCAATCATAACGATGCTTATGAATGGCTATTTATCACATATAGCGGGAAAACAGTATATCGAAATGATGTGTTTAAATTAACATCCGATGAGTTTCCAGTGACAGTAATCAATTCAAACAAATTTTAAAAATGGAATTAACCGCACAAATCAAAAGAATCGAAACCACAAAAACAGTAGGTACAAACCAAGACTTCAAAATCCGTGATCTCATTGTCGTTACAGACGAGCAATATCCACAAACATTATCCATCCAGTTTATCCAGGGGAAATGCGAGGAACTCGACAAATTTAAGCCAGAACAAAAGGTCAAGATAGACATCAACCTCCGAGGCAAAGAAACCGTTAAGGATGGTAAAACATCCGTATTCAACACCATTCAAGGATGGCGAATTGTAGCAGCAGTTTAGCGATGTACTCAATTACCGAAATAAGGTTAGTATTTGCCAGATGTAGAGATTTTCTCGAACTAGAAAGAGCTTGCGATGCCTTTTTATTAATAATAAACGACGGAGACTTTTCGGCTACTGCCGAAAAATATACAAGATTAGAAGCACACATTAGATTCAGACAACTAAAAGCGTAAAACTATGAAACTTCTCGAAGTACGAACCGTAATGAGCCGCGCTACAAAATACGATTTGTTTGCTGGCGAACTCAACAACCTCAAAGGAAAACAATGGGTTAAGGAAAACACCACTGTTTTTTACCGTGACCCAAAAACGGGAACGTTTATGGGACCTTCGTTGTTGTCGTCAGCATTCTTTGTCGAATTGTACGCCCAAATGTCCTACGGAATGATAGGCGTTATCGCTCCAGTTCCTACCGTGGTGACAAACGAAATCTTGTTTGACCTCGTACTTCGTGAAGCTTCTATAGATGATCTAAAAGATACGCCACGACACATTAAGCTGAACCGTATTTTCTATACGTATGACAGCCACATTCTTTTAGGACCATTTTATACTGACAACAGTACTACGAGTTTATACTTGGAAAACCTGATTGCAAAGAATCAAATATTTGTTCCTAACGAAAGGCAACATTTTAAGAAAAGAGAAATGAAAATGGCGGGATAACGCTTTGCCACTTGGTGCGGTTGGGGCTAAATAAGCCAAATTAATAACTATAAAAACTATCACAATGACACAAGACAATAATTAAATTTAACCTAAAGCCTGAATAGCGGTTAGCGTATATTATTACTTCGGCTTTTTAAACGTAAACAAATGGATAATTATCTAAATAAAGCAATCAAATTGTTCTCTGAAATTAGAGACTTACAGCACTTTTTATTTGTTGTAACGGAATTTAATAAAAAAGACACTTCTACACCTAGCGTGAATTGTTTTTTGAAACAAACAAATGAAATTAAGGTATCATTATTTGGGTCAAGAAAGTACGGATGTGGAACTCATAAACAAGAAATACAAATCCCAAACGAATTAAGAAACGGTATTAGAGAATTGGCTGAAAAATTACTTCTTGAAAAAGAAGTTGAATATAAGAACGTTTTTCGCTACTCCAACGAAGCTGAGTGATAACGCCCGGCTAGGCGCTAGTACGACTGCAAGGAGTATTGCGCTTAGCCAACGTTATCATAAAAACAATTTAACAATCACTTAAAAAAACACCCATGAAAAACGAAAAATTAATAATCACAAAAATGCTATGGTTTTGCATAGGATTTACACTGGTCTTAGTAATAATTGCAATCGCTATTAATTTATGAAAACTAAAACGAAATTCAGACCCATCTTATTTTCAACACCTATGGTTCAGGCGTTGCTTGAAGGTAGAAAAACAATAACCAGGAGAACCAAAGGATTAGAAAAATTTAATGCAGCTCCAGATAGTTGGAGATATGATGGTTATGACGTGCAATCTAAAAGCCATTATATGGAACTTATTTCTTCTGACAGGAAATTCACAGAAAAATATTTTGAAGCAGTTTGTCCATATCAAGTTGGCGATGTGCTTTGGGTTCGGGAAACTTTCTTTGATGCAACAATGTTTCTTACTGCTCCAATTTTTAAATATTTGCCATACGTATATGCGTATAAAGCAAACGATGATTTTATTGGATGTCACAAATGGAAACCTTCCATATTTATGCCAAAAGAAGCCTGCAGGATCTTCCTTAAAATAAAATCTATTAGAGTCGAAAGGCTAAATACAATTAGGGATAAAGATGCAATTTTGGAAGGAATCAACAGCCAAGTATTCTGTTTAGATGATAAAGTCACTATTTACGAAAACTATTTACCCGGAAAAGATTTTTATGATTTGAGTGAATACTCTTGGAATTTTGGAAAAGAAACTCATTCTGCTCCTATGGCTTCTTTTTGCAGTTTATGGGAATCTATTAATGGAGACGGTTCTTGGAACTCCAACCCCTTCGTTTTCGTCTACGAATTTGAGCGAATAGAAAAACCTTTAGACTTCAACTAGAAATTACACGCCATTTTTCAAGGAAACTTTAAGGATAGAACGCAGGAACTAAACGCAAAGCTTCTGCAGAACAAATCAGAGTAATGAGAGCCAGTCCCACAAAACCTTTGTCTAAAGAAATACAAGTGACTATCGTAGAACGATGGCGCACAGCTAAACTTAATTCCGTTCGAGAGATAGCATTAGAATTCAACTGTTCACCACATCAAGCAAGCAAAGCCATAAATGATTATCTCGCTACTAAAATCCGCTCTTAAACAGCGGATTTTTGTATATAGATATATAAAAAAATACAACAGATTAGCAGATTTTTTATTTTTAATCTGCGAATCTGCTATGGACTTTTTATTAATATTCCTCACTACTGGTTACAAAAATACTTTTTCCTAACAAAAACTAAAAAGAAAGTTTTTTCTGATAGTGTTTTCCCTACTCCCAATATTTCATATAAACCCCGAAAAAAATGTAACTTTGTAACCATTGCCGAGAGGTGGCGAAAACAAAGGGATTATAGGTTACATTTTACTATTTATAGTGTAACCGTAGTTACAAAAAAAATGTAACTAATAAAGTGGTTACATTTTTACATTTCTGTTTTGCCCTTTGGTTACAAAACCGTTGTAACCAAACTTTCCTTTAATAGCAAGGCTTCACGCTATATAAAACCGCTCGGTTACATTGTTACACTTTTTTCTGGACTTTTTAGGATTTTTAAAAAATACGTGTCACACTTTAGAAATTAAAATAAATATACTTTTAGTAGATTATTTTTAGTTTAAAATATACTTTTAGTATATTTTTTCCTATTTTTGAAAAAACTAAACGTGTATGGGACTACTTGATAAAGTGAAAGTTAATCCAAATATTTGTGGCGTGGAGCTTGCCTTCTCGGGTGATTTGACAGCAGCTACTATTGCAGATTGGCAGCAGTTCTATAACTCCTCAATGATTGGAACTGATTTTACTAAAACACATTTTGGTTTAGCCTCAGTAGCTTTTGCCGAGGAATCACAAGAAAGTCCAGCCGGAATATCATACAAACAAACTATTTCCATTCGTTTTCCATCTACAGATGGTAACAGATCAGAACGCCTATCATTGATGCAGCGCGTGAAATTCATAAAACTAAAGCTTACAAATGGTCTTGATATTGTCATAGGCCGAAATGACTTTCAGCAAAACGCACGTCCCAGGATCAAAATAAAAACCAACCATAAAACTGCCGAGATAGAATTTGAAACTGTTTCAATATTCTCGGTTGGATTTGTTGCAAATCCGTTGGCTTATGGTTTACCATTAATCCCTATAAATTTATACTAATGAGCGAGTTTCTACCTATAGAATGGGAGGATAAAGTAAATAGTCCAGAGTTGTTGGCTTTTTTACAGCAGTTTGGCAACGAACACTATTTATCTGCCGAGGAAATAAACCAGTTGCGTGATGCGCTCAATGAAATTGGATTTCCAGATAAGGTTATCAAAGCTGGCGAAGTTAATATTGCAAGTTTAACAGTTTCTATTATCGCTGGAGATTTTCAATGGAGATTAAATAAAGTTGAGTTTTTAAGTCCTCCTGCCTATTCCACAGCAATAGATGCGGCCACAGATGAATTTATCCGTAAAGATATAATTGAAGGAGATGACGAAGGAAATTATCATTTAAAAAAAGGTGTAGAAGGAGAGTTTATTGCGTTAGAACCAGCAGTTACAACTGGAAGAATTAGATTAGTAGGAATACTTATTTACGGAAGCACAATTCTAGATATTATCCCTCCAATCGTGGGTGATGCTTACATTCCCAAGGCAGAAAACGAATCTATTTCATCCTTACAATCCGGAGCAATCAATTTCATTATTTTAGAAACCATTCAAAACAAAATTTTGTTGAGTGGTGGAGCTACAGAACTACGTTCAATTAACCACTGGTCGAATCCTTTTTTATTTTCAGGACGTGATTTGTATATAAAAAATGATGGTGTTGCAAATTGTACAATCAAACATTTATATTCTGGAGCAGGAAACTACACATTTTATTTTCCAAATGAAGTTGATTTCATTCATAAACCAAAGGAACTACTCCATTTTAAATTAAGATTTACCACTACAGCACACGGGATTTATGAATATGTAGGAGTTATTGCTTCTACAGCATTTACAGGAACACAAGATGATGTTCCAGACGGTACAACCTATAAACAATATTCAGCAACCGAAAAAGCAAAGTTAGCTGCTATTACAGGAACGAATACAGGTGACGAAACAGCTTCTTCTATTGTTACAAAAATAGGCGATGGCACAAAAATATCATCTACTTATTTACCATCGTATATTGATGATGTTTTAGAGTATGCAAATTTAGCAGCTTTACCAGGAACAGGCGAAAGCGGAAAAATATACATCACAATTGATTCGTCAAAACAATACCGTTGGACTGGAAGTGCTTATTTGCAAATCACAAATGGACTTATTGCGAGTACTACAGATGTTCCAGAAGGTTCTAATCTATACTTCAACACAGCGAGGGTTTTAGCCAGTTTACTTACAGGGATTTCATTTGCAACAGGTGGTGCGATTGTTTCAACGGATTCTGTAATTATCGCTTTTGGGAAGATTCAAAAGCAAATCACGGATGCTTTAACAGCTATTGGATTAAAAGCTGATATAGCATCACCAACATTTACAGGAACACCAGCAGCACCAACTGCAACGGTTGGAACAAATACAACACAATTAGCAACAACGGCTTTTGTACAGGAAAGTAAAATATTACCAGTCACAGAAACTGGAACATCATTCTCTTTAACCGATGCTTATAATGGTAAAGTAGTCATCTTGACGGCAAGTTGTACCGTTACTATTCCCAATGGTTTGATAGCTGGTTTTGAAGTTACGATTGTAACATTATCAGGTGTAACGCTTACAGTTGCTTTAGGAGGTTCAGTTGTTTTATTTAACAACGTTGGAACTACAATGGCAGAAAAATTAAGCTGCACTATAAAAAACAGAACAACTACAAATAATTATATAACAGCGGGTTCGCTATAATTTTAATATTATGAAAGTAATCACAACCGAAAAAGTTTTCTTGCAAATTGACCGAGAAGGAGAATTGATTGAACACGTGCAAATTGATTTGAAAATAACTAATAAAGATGATGTTTCTAAAATATACACTTTAGAAGCCATTGATTCAATTGTTTTTAATAAAGACGAGGAAAACGAAAGTAGCACTATTTTAATGAATCGCAGGGGTTCTCCACAGATAAAAACATACACCAAAACGTATGCTGAATATGACGAGCAAAGAGAGTTTTTACTATCAGTTTATGGCGAGGAAACGAATTTAACAGGCAGTGAACTTGACGACTTTTTATTGCAAAAAGGATTGCTTTATAATTTAGTGTCGGACAATATTTATAACGGAACTTGGATAGTAAGATGAATTTAGTAACAAGGCAAATATATGGTGATAAAAAAGGCAATGCAGCTTTAAATTCTGCTGTAATAGCTTCTTATGGATTAGCGAATGGAGTGGATTCATCTCCTAATGCCTACGACGCAACTGTGGGAAGTTCAATTACTTATAGTGCAGTAAAAAATGGCAATGGATCTAATTTTGATAATACAAGTAATGCAAAAATAACTTTACCTCAAACTTATGATTTTGCCTTTACGGATGGAACTAATGACAAACCATTTTCTTTAAGGTTTTTTATAAAATTTAATGATACTAGAAGGCAAATATTCTTTGGGGAAGGGGGAAATATTGGTATGAGAGTTGATTTTTTTAACAGCGCTCAAATGATTTTGTATATGTTTAGTCCGGGAGGTTTTTCTTATGTACAAACGGATTCCGTTTTCACAACAAACGTGTTATATGAAATAGTATTGACGTCAACAGGAGTTAGCAATGTGAATGGAACAAAATTATATGTAAATAACAGTGAGCCTGTTTGGTATAAATATCCGTCAGGAAGTTACACTAGAATGGATAAGACATTGACAAATAGAATAATTGGACAGTACAATGGAGGCTCTATCTTAAATGGTCAAATGGATGAATTTACAATATTCAATAGAGCCTTGACGGCTGTAGAAGTTGATTATTTATACAATGGAGGAGCAGGAAAATTTTATCCATTTTAAACTATGAAAATAGTAATAGGAAGACACGGAAAAGTATGGCTCAAAAAGTACAGAACATACACTTTGTTGACTATTGCTGAAACTGGATTACTAAATGCTAAAATTAAAGAAGGAGAAATAAAATTTCATCGAACAAAAACATTAAAAAATGACTAAGTGTGATTATTGCCCCGATAATGCAAAATTTATTCACAATACAGAAATCCTCTGTAATAGGCATTTGTTGGCTTTATACGATATTAAAAAAACAGAAAGCAAGAAAATAAAAGTGCATAAAACACAATTAGAAGAAAAGCTTTTTCATAAATATAACAAATTAATTCAAGGTGAAATCACACAAGAGTTAATTGAAAATTTTAAAATAGATGCTGGAAGAATAAGAGCTTACAATAAATAAATTTTTAACCTACAAAAACCACCCCAAATGTCAGTAGTTCCAATCTTGATCCGCCAACACTTAATTCCGTTTTTTTTTAAAGAAAGCGAAGGAGAGGAATTCCTGTACGGCAACAAGAGAGGAAAATCAGTATTGTTTTCTCCAATGGTTTCTACTGTAGGCAGGATTATACGATTGCTTATGATTAAGTCAGGAAAGCCTTTAAATGTAGATAACTTCAATTTATATCTTTCTATTTCAGACACGAGCAATGGCAAGCAATACCTTGGTCAATTCTACAAACACGAGAACGGCAGAAACTCCTTCCTGATGTTGCCAAAAGAGGCAAACGATGACATTAATGATCTCCTGGAAGATATCTTTCGGATGTCGTTTGTTTCTTATATGAACGGCTGTATCGAGAATAATGGCGAAGCTGTGGTAACAATGGCTATTGACAAGTTTATTAATAAGTATGATCTGCTAGAATTTGGTTTTTCGAACGATACATTAAGACGGTTTTATTATCGAGAAAAAAAAAACAGTAAAATAATTCAACGGTTCCAGGCTAAGAAGTCGCCTAACAGTATGAATTGTGCTTTAGCTTAAATACGTGTCACAGCGTATTTTTTTTTATAAGTATATTTTTACTGCAACCTTTAAAATCAATATTATGAAAGAAGTAATTTCAGGCTTATGGAGCCTAAATAACAGAGAAAAGTTAAAAGGATTGGCGCTTGCGATATTTGGAGCAGTACTTGCTCTTGTTTGGGGTGCAATTGGTCCGGTAGTAACTACCTTTTTAACCGATGGAACAATTGATTTTTCAGTTTTTAAAACTGTTGTCAATTGGATTACAATTGGTCAAACTGCTTTAGCGAGCGCACTTGCTTATTATGGTGTGACTTTCTCAAGCGGAAAAAAGTAATGTGTTCCAAAAGGCGTGACCTACCACGCCTTTAATTTTTAACTGTTAAAACATAAAAATTATGCCTCCATCCGAAAAATTAACTGTAGCTCAAAAACTAGATCGTGTACTCTATATTCTTGAAAACGATGAAAAAACAAACCGAAAAGGGCTTGTTGAAGACGTTTCTGAAATGAAATTGAATTTAGAAGAATTAATGTTCAAACAGAAAATGTTTGTGTCTAAAGTAGCTTTTCTTGGGGTTATTGGCGGTTTTTTATTCTCGGTTTTGATTTGGGCTTACGATAGAATTACACTAAAATAAAAAAGATGAAACTACATTTAAAACGACTTCATAAAACTGAAAAATCCACTATTGGCGAATTATCAATAGATGGCGTTTTTGAATGCTATACGCTCGAAGATATTGAGCGAGAAGTAAAAATTAAAGGAGTGACTGCAATTCCAGTTGGCACTTATAAAGTAGGAATCTCAATGAGTAATCGTTTCAAAAAAGAAATGCCAATCTTATTTAATGTACCCAATTTTGAAGGCGTTCGTATCCATTCCGGGAACATTGCCGAAAATACCGAAGGTTGCATTCTTGTGGGGCAAACCAGAAGTTTAGATTTTATTGGGAATTCTAGGAAAGCATTCAATAAACTATTTTCAAAAATGAAATTAGCAACGGAAATCACTTTAACAATTGAATAAAATGAGTGTAGTAACTACAGAATATAATTTTCCAAAGCACAAGCGCGGCACTACATTCGAGGCTCAAACGCTTCGTTTAGAAGGTGTTGATTTAACAGGGGCTGTAATACTAATGCAATTCAAGGAAAATAATAGTTCCGCGATAAGTTATGAGTTTAAAACTGCCGATTCTAGTATATTAATTACAAATGCGGCTTCGGGTGAATTCGAACTTCAAGAACGTATTTTAGACGTGCCAAGTTGTACTTATTTATACGACTGTTTGATCACTTTTCCTTCTGGGAAAAAGAAAGTATATTTTGAAGGAGCTCATCCCATTACTGCTAGAAGAAGTTCATAATGGAAACAGTTATAATAGAAGTTGTTGAAAACATAGAAAACGTAACCCTTTCTATAAATGAATCAATTGAACAAAACACTATTATAATTGAAGAAATAATTGAACCGGTTATAGTGGCAATTACAGAAAATATTCAAAACATTGAAATTGCCGTAACTGAAATTATTGAAATAGTAACCCTTCAAGTTCAAGAAGTAACAAATGTTAAAACAAACTCATACTATCCTAGTGGGTGGTAAACTAAATAACTAAAATTAATTTAAAATGGCAAAAACGTACACCGCATCAGCAATTGGAATCGCCTTTGGTTCAAATAAATCACTATTAGCAATACAAAATGCACACGCAACTCGTAAGGTAAAAATATATCGCGTGTGGATGTTAAACAATCAAACAGCGGCAGTAACAGGAGTTTTGACTTCTTGCTCGCTAAGAAAATTATCGGCATTATCAGGAGGAACGGCAGTAACACCATTGGCTCACGATACTGGAAATGCGACAGTCGATTTAACATCAGTAACTTGTGTTCAAGGAGGAACAGCAACACAAACAGGAGACAATCCTTGGAGAGTTTGGATGTGGTCAGGTGATGAGCCTGCAGTATCTTCTGCAACATCAGATGAGTTTCAATGTATCGTTCCGTTGATGTGTATTTGGGATAGTACGGGAGATTCAAATATAGAACCAATTACATTGAATACCGGAGAAGGCATACACATTGTACAACCAGGTTCAAATGCCGTAGGCGTAGCAGATTTTTTTATAGAATTTACAGTTTCTTAATAAATGTCAAAATACCAATATAGAATTAATAGTGATGGGATGTACTCAAGTAATTTTGGGTACTCTTTTATTGCTATCACAAATCCATCAGGAAGTGGTAAAAAATTAACATTAAGAAATTTAGAGGTAAATGTTTTAAATTCTAATGGAGGTAACGCAACTACTGGGGTAACACCTTGTAGTTTTTATAGATGTACTACGCCTATTATTGGAGAAGATATGTCTATATATGCTACAAAATTAGATAGTTCTGCAACATTACCAACTACTGTAAAAATTAAAAGGAATGCGCAGTGTACAGGACTTTCAGTTGTGGGGAAAAGAGTAGAGATTGCTAGAAAAGGAACTACGGTAGGAACACAAAACAGACTGCTTTTTGGCACTCCTATGCAAATAGGTCAAGACAAATATTCCTCATATTATCGTTCAGCAAAAAGAGCAAGTTCAACAGTTGTAGAGCCTTTCATAGTCAATCAGAACGAAGGTTATTGTTTAATAACAGACCAGTCGTCAGCACTTATTTTTACCCAACAAATTAGAGTAAACATCACTGTAAGCATCAATGCAAAAACTTTCAATTGGGATTTTGTTTCAAGTAATATTCCTGGCATGGCAGTTTTTTCAATAGAAAATACAGGAACTGATGTAGTTAAAATTTTAAATTATTCTTTTGCTGAATTAGGAACTACAGATACTGCTACTATTAGAATGGTACCTATAGGTCAGTTGTATTCAGGAAATATTAATGACTCATCAAAACAAGGAGTTGCTATTCAAGCAATGAACAGTACCTATCCAGTTTTGTCTCAGTCTATTTGCAAAGTTTATACTGATATTGGTTTTATCCCATCAGGAGTGCCAGAGATAGCTATTGCGCCATCCTCTACGGGTTCGCCAAAGCAAATGAACTATTTACATACAAAAGATTTTTGGGGACCATTATATCGGATTTTCTTTCCAGAAGTATGTCACTACAAAACAAATGGAATTCCTGATATGTTAGGTTATTCTTATGGTATGAAGGGGAGCGATTTGCTGGTAAGACGGTCAGGAATAGTTATTAATCCAGGAGAAGGAATAGCCCTTGTAAGTTCGGCAGAAACTGCGGTAGGTGTTCAAGCCGCTTATTCTGGTTGGGGGCAATTTAATTTTGCGAGTCAAGTAGATGTAGAAAGTATTTATACTCCAATACTAAACATTGATGGAATAATTGCAGGAAGCAGAATTAAAGTGGTTAGAGTAAGTGATTCTTTTGTTGTGGCAAATTCTGCTGTGCCAAGTACTACTTTTTCTTTAAATATAGATGAAAATGATATTGGAGCGCAGTACAGAGTCGAAGTCCGTAATGCAAGCTCATTGCCCTATTATCAGCCGTGGTACAGTATAGGTACGGTTACTACAACTGGATTAAATTTAACAGCATTACAACAATTAGATTAACTTTTAAAAACATAAAATTATGTCAGTAGCATCAGATTTTGCCATAGACGGCAGCGGAAACATAACCCACGTATCGGGAACTACCGTGTATCCTGTATTACAGGTTCACGAATGGTTACAGGATTTAGCAGATGATGCTAGTGCAAGTGGCGATGATCAATTATCAATTTTATCATCAAACCCTTCCAAATTAGACGGACCAAGAAGTACTATTAAACCAATGGTACTGAATTTACTTGGAGCCGTAAATATAAACGATGCAGCAGCACAGTTTATCAACTTTGGATCTATTCAACAAGATGGGACAAACATACTTTATACTGGTGTAAAGTCCATTGGTTCGCCATTAGTCTCCGGGTCGCCTATTTACATTGTGCAAAATGGAAATAAATTGACTTCATACTGGGCAAATGGTCATATTCAAATTTTAGTAAAAGCAAAAACAGGCGGAGCTTTAATTGATAACGGAGATATTCGTGTATTTTCAAGAAAGTATGGACAGACATTTGGTGATTTTGCTGCTAACTTAGTCGCTGGAGGTGAACAGCCTGCGGCGATTTCTACAGCTACGACTTCGGACTGGACGCCATTAAGTTTAGCATCGGCACAAGCACTCTCTGCAAAAGTAGCAATAACTGTTTCTAATCATTCAAAAGATACAGGAGACGGTAATGGTTCTCAAAATTATAAAGGAACTATTACTTTAAGTGGTGGTTGCACTATTGCCGAAGCCGCTCAATATTGCCAAGCAATTTGTGATCAATCTTCAACTACAACAATAAACGGTTCTTTAGGGTGGAAATATAGAACTTTAGATGCGGCTTATACGCCTAATGGCGCAGCTCCTTTTGGAGTTGTTGCGGGTGGAAAATGGTTCGTTGCTCAAGGATGGTATATTGCAGGAGCGCTAAACGCAGACTTGCAAAAATATCAAATGATTTCAGATGGCGGAACTACTGTTGGAAATCCTGTTACGGCTGCAATTACAATCGGTGGCTTAGTAGTAGGCTCTAGGGTAATGGTAGCAAGAGATAATGGTTCTGGAGGATTATTGACAACGGAATACACTTTGAACGGAGCAACAACATCAGGAGGAAATACTTGCGTAGTAAACGAAACTGTAAAAGCAGATACTCCAGTAACAGGTTTTATAAGAGTAAATGGAATCCCTTATGTCTATACAGCCGTGAATATTGCAACAAAAACATTTACTATATCAGGAACTTGGGGTCAAGTACACGCAACGGCTTCTCCTGCATTTGTTCCGTTTATTGACAAAGTAGCAGCAAGCACAACAGAGTCAAGTGCTTTATTTGTATATGCTAGTGATTTTACAGGAAGATTACGAGCAAGATTTGGAGACGTTGGAACGCCTAAAAAACCATTTGAAACTACATTTTCAGTAACCAATGCGGGTGGTGGAACAAATGCAATTTTAGATTCTGATTTATAAAATAACACCCCATGGCTATCACTATAGACTGGATTAATAAAATAGTAAATTCAACTTCTAACATCTCTGATTTGCCATCTTTCAAGGACGTAATCAGGGATTTAGAGGATGATGCGACAGGAATGTTGTATCAACCCATTATTACGTATAAACGTATTGATTTAGGAGGAGGAGCTTATTTTCACGCTGTGGATTTTATTAACGGATATAGATTGAAATTTCCAAATGCCGGAGCTTATGAGATTGTAGGTAATTTGAACGCAGAAATAATCCCGATTAGTGGTGTTTATGTAGAGAGAAAAACAAGTGTTGCATTTGCTACATCAAATACTGGAGGAGGAAGCCCAGGAAATCCTTGGTCTGAAATTATTGAAGGCACTTATACCGCGGGCGAAATAATGAGAATGTTGGCAGCTATTGCAGGCGGAAAAACAACTATTACAGATAATGGAAATGAAACCGCAACTGTAACTTTTAGAGACTTAGAAGATACAACCGATAGAGTAATTGCTCAAATGGAAGGAAGTGAACGAACCAATATAAATTTAGACTTATGAAACTAACATTCAAAATACTCGCGATTGCATTACTGCTATCCTTGATATGGTTATTGAATTCCTGCGACATTCAGAAAGAAGCTGCAAAATCAAAATCGGATACAGGATTCAAAGAAAATATAGAAAGTCAAACTTTCCGCAAAGGCGATACCGTGCATTATGAGATACCAAAAGTAATTTATAAAGACACGACAATCTATCGTACTAATCATCAAGGAACTACTATCAAGACCGTTTATGATCAAGGCGGGAATATATCCTCAATAGATTGCTATGCATCGGCTATAGCCGAAATCAGAAAAGAAAATCGGGAATTCCAGCAAGCTCTCAAAGACAAAGCTTCCAAGAAAACAGAGGAATTCGATGGAACATTTATTCTCTATATCGTGGGCGGTGTAGTGGTTCTGGGAATATTTGCCTTATTTCTGATGTATATGTACGTGAAGAAAAATACGGCAGTTGTAACACAATTTTTAAGTAAATAATAATGGAACTCGAAAACAAACTCCGGGATTTAAAACTAAAAAAAGCGATGCTTTTGTTAACCATAGAATCTTTGTCAGAAGTTGATGAAGCTTTGTTTACCCAGTTTGGCAAACTAGAGGTTGAGATTGTAAAAGTCAAAAAAGCAATTGTTCGAGCAACGGCAAATGATTTTTAGTAAAAACCGGCAATACGTGTCACAGCTATTTAGAATACATACAAATAACTTCGTAAAAAAATAATGCAATGAAAGTAAATCCTTTATTAATGGACTTGGTTCGTGGCGAATGGTTAATGTCATTCGAGGGTTTGAGTGCTTATGCTCCTATCGCCCACAAACTATTAACAGGGCAAGATGTTGACTTTTCTAAAAACACTAAAAGTTTACTTTCGGTTATTGATTCCAATGGAAAAAAAGTAATGCCTGATATGAATGGGATGCTTAATGCTCCACAAGGATCTGTCGCCATCATCGATATGATAGGTCCCATTCTAAAATATGGCGATTATTGTACGTATGGCGCGGACGAAATCGTGAATGCGTTGCAAGCTGCAGATGACAATCCAAACATTATTGGAACTATTTTTAATATTGATGGTCCTGGTGGAGCGGTTTCCGCAATTGGTCCCTTTATCGAATTTGGAAAAACAAAAACAAAACCTATTGTTGCCTTGGTGGATCAATGTTGCTCTTTGCACTATTGGGCGATTTGTGCTGTTGCCGATTATAAAATGGCCGACAATAATGTTTCTGCTTGCATAGGTTCTGTGGGTGTGATGACCTCATTTGCTGATAACAGAAAATATTTGGAAACTCTTGGATATACATTTCACGAAATCTATCCAAAAGAAAGCGAGCATAAAAACCTAGCTTTCAAACAAGCATTAGAAGGAAACTATGATTTAATAAAAGAGGAATCACTTTCTCCTATCGCAATCAGTTTTCAGAATGCAGTTCGGGAAGCCTGCCCGAATTTAAAAGAAGAAACAGGTGTATTATCAGGAAAGACTTTTACTGCTGATAAAGCACTAGAATATGGAATGATAGATGCCATTGGAAGTATGGCAAAAGCCGAACAATGGCTTAGAATAATGAGTGAGATAACCCACTATAAATGATTTTTAACCCCTAAAACAAAACTCCTATGAAATGGAAACTTATGGCTATGACGGTGGCGTTCTTCAACACACTGTTAGGCACGAAAGAACTCCCGATTGATGGCGAACAAAAAAGCCTTAATCTGGATGCCACACAAAGACAAAAAATTGTCGATGCGCTTGGCGAAAAAGATGCGGAAGCTGCCATCAATGGCATCAACTCCGAAATTAAGAATATGGCAAATGAAAACTTGCAGTTAAAAGCTGTTCAGGATGAAATTGCTGCTTTGGTAAAAGAGTCTAATCTATCTGACGAAGAGATTGCGAATATCGCAAAAGACGAAAAAGGCGACAGCGAAACACTGGCCACTTTGAAAGCGTTGAATGCAAAACAAAAAGAACAGGCTCAAATTATAGCTGCTCTTATTGCTGAACCAGAAGGCGACAAACCTTTTCAAGTAATCCGTGGTGGTAAAATGGACAAAGCTGTTCATTCTGCTACACACTTGTTTGGAACAAACAATGCTTATGATGCTTTTGACGAAGGGCGTAACTGGAACCGTAGAGCTGCAGGACTTTCTACAGTTGCTACCGATTTTACAAATCAGCCAGCTGTTGAGAAGTTAAACAATGATATGAACTTGTATTTCCGTCAGAATCCGGAAACAGTTAAATCATTACAGCGTGATACTTTTGGATTACCAGTTTTCTGGCCAAAACGCACAAAAATTGACGATAAAGTATCTGATGCTTCTATCGCTACTGCCGAAATCTCTCAAGGTAGAAAATTGCCTTGGTTGCCTAAAAACAAACAAACCATTCAAGCAGAGGAAGGACAAATTTTCCCAGTACAAATCGACATCGAATTTGTGGGTTACTATTTGCAAAAAATAGAAGCTTCGTGGTTGAACTTTATGAATAAAGAAGGTTCTCAACCTTATAAAGATTCATTCGTAAAATTCTTAGTGTCTGAATTAGACAAAAAAGCAAGAGTCGAAGATAGAGTTGCTACTATCAAAGGTGTTTATGTTGCCACTCCTGATGGAGCTACAGTTGCAGGACGTTCTGTAAACCGTCAAAATGGTTTATTGTACTTGATACAACAAGCGCGTGATGTAACTAAAAAATACCGTGCTTTTGACCTTGGTATGCCAACAACTTCAAACATTGTAGATTATATCGATAGTCTGATCAAAGCTTTACCACAAGACGTGAGAGAGCAACAAGGATTAGTTTTATACCTTTCTAACGAATGGTTGAGAGCTTACAAACGCAGATACGAAACACTTTACGGATTGAACGAAGATTATGCAGGATATCCTGATACTCCAAAAGATTATCCTAATGTGAAATTCGAGCGTTTGATTGATATGGCTGGTTCTGACTTTATGTTCTTGACATTTGATGATAACATCGAAATTCTTGAAAATGTTCCTGCTGAAAAATCAATGTACCATTTTGAATATTTACTACGTAAAATATACATCTGGGCTGATTATAAAATGGGAATTCGTTTCATACATATTGGTAACACAGTTGCCGTAGGCGATCCATTAGAATTTGCTGTACAAACCGTATGGTCAAATACTGCTCCTATCTTCCCTGCTGATTTCTACGTTCCTGTGAACGATGATGAAACAGGATTTGTAAAAGCAGTTTACAAAAACTTGTATGTTGCTAAAGACTGGCATACTACCATCACAAAATTCACTGGAACTACTCCAGGAACAATTTTGAAAGTGAAAGGAGATACAACATTAGTTGCAGCCACAACAATTGCCGATGGTGCTAATATTCAATTGGTAGGCGATGTTGCTTTCAACTTGAAATCTGGTGGAACAATCACATTCTTCGTGAATGCTGATGGAACTGTAAAAGAATTATCTAGAACTTCTGCTCCTGATACGACAGTAATTCCTGATGCTACTTTTGATACAGCTACTGTAGATGCTAATGGTGGCGTTGCTTTCTATTACAATGGAGCTGCAACAAAAGCTATCACAGGTATCTTGAATGGTGTTGAAGGTAAAACTATCAGAATCTACGGTACTGATGCCGCTGGTGTTGATGTGACCTTATCTGATGTTGGAAACATCAATGTACTTTCTGCAGCTACCTTGCTAGATGCAACTGACTACGTTCAACTTACAAAAGTTGACGGTATCTGGATCGAAACTGAACGTTTAATCGCTTAATAAAACTATAAGATGACTTATATTAGAACAAATGTAGCAAAGCCTACCGGGAAGTCTCCCGGGGCTGCTGCTCCAAAAGAGCCAAATGTAACGATAGTTGCAGTTGATGATATACAAACTTGGCCAGCTAGGGACGATAATGGTGTGAATCACACAGGAAACTTTGTGATGAATACGGGTGCTAAGATGATCCAATTGTATATGACCCCTTCTAAAATCAAAGCTGGATTTGAAAGCGATGGTGATGAAGATGCGGTATCTTTCAAACAAAAGTTTGAGGGAGAACACCCAGGGAATGATTTGGCTATTGCTGAATTCGTTCAGAACTGGACAGGTGTAAATGCCATAATTATTTATGGTTCTTGCTCTGATGCTTTTAGAAAAGTGATTGGTACAAAATGTGCTCCGGTACAATTGAAACCATCCTTGAAAGATGATAATGATTCGAGAATGCACATGCTTGTTTTTGAGCAATTTGCAAAATCGGGTTATGTTCCAGGACACTACACAGGAAGTTTGAGTTTTGGCTCTCCATTTAATGTAGTTTCTTCTACAGCGTTAGCTTTAAGCCTTACTAACGGATATGTTTATCAATTGCCAAGCTTAGCGGTTACTGCTGCGATAGCTGTTAATACCAATACATTGGTACACGGTGATATCGTAACATTGATAGGTGGTGGTGGTGGTGCTCCTGCAACATTAGCAAGCGGCGTGGCTGATAAATCAGCATTGTTAGTTTCTGGCACTACTTGGGTAGGATTAGCTGGTGCAACAATCAACTTAAAAGTATTTGTAGCTGGAGGCATCACTTTATTCCAAGAGATTTCAAGAACATAGTCCTCACCCCCAACCCTCTCCAAAGGAGAGGGAGAAAAGCGGATTTTATTTTATTTTGGTTAGTTAGTTTTTTTGGAAAGGCTCGTCAGTAATGGCGAGCCTTTTTTGATGTCACAGCGAAATATAAAGGTAATTACCAACTTTACGGTTCAAAGATTACAAACTATCCTTTACGACGGTATTAACCAAAATAAAAAATTATGAAACAAAAAGTTATCGAGTTCTTCCAGAACTTACCAGAAGCCAAACACGAGCAATTCAACAAAGCGTTTGAATTGTACCGACAATCCGAAGGCAAAAGCCTTGGAGCCGAAAAAGTAATCAACGCTACAGGATATACGCCTGCAAGTTTAGAAAATCTTTTGTACGATTTGCAGAAGCTTCACGACATTAGTGATGTGGAGAAATTTAGCATTCAGTATTCAGTGAGCAGTGAGCAGATTGCAGAACTGGAATCCGAAAAAGAAGATTTAGAATTTGAAAACGAACATTTGAAGGATGAAAACGAAGATTTAAAATCCGAAGTTGAAACTTTGAAACTCGCTCCAAAACTAGATGCAAAAGCTATTCGGGTGGAATTTCCTTTCTTGAATGATGCAGCTTGTCCGGATGAATTGAAAATATTGATGGCAGATAAAATATCTGCTTGGAATCGCTATTTAGAAGCTTATGAAAAAATACAAAAAATTAAAGCAGGTGAATTAGTTGTTACTGAAAAAGAAAGTGTGGTTCTAGCATTGATTTGTGTTTCTAATTTCAAAGAAAATAAAGAAATCTACGATGAATTGAATTGTTATCAAACTACTGGGAAAGTACTTGGTGTTCATCCTATATTCAAAAAACTGCAATTGTCCAGGGAAGTAGAGACAATGACCGCCGATGAGTTGATTAAATACAAAGGCTCTAGTGCTAAATATTTTTCTGTAAAGAAAACAGCCTTGGCCAAAGCTAAAAAAGCGAAAGACGAAGCCAAAGTTACCGAGATTGAAGTTGCTCTTGCCGAACGTCACGACAAACTGTTTCTTGTAAACAAGAAGCTGGGAGTTTAGATGCTGTTTAATTACAAGGATATCCTGGTAAAGAAAGAAGATTTACCTACTGACAAAAAAGAGGAGCTATTTACATCCAAGTATCTAGCTTCTCATTATCAAAAAGTAAGTTCCTTGGAAAATGACCTGATGCGGGTTCCTTGCCCGGAAGAGTTTTTCTTCTTGCAGAGCGATACGGCTTTCAACGCTTTTACCTTTATCCCGTTGGTAGCGAAGTTGTATCCCATAAAAGAGTTGCACGCATCTACATACAGCATTTCCCGCAAGGTTATCAGTGCATTGATAGAAATGCACGACAAAGGACAAATTGAGCGCGTCACGCTACTGGTTAGCGATAGTATGATCAAACGAAATCCCTTGACGATTGAAAACCTGATGGCAATGGCAAGCAGTCGCCCGAATGTAACGGTTTTGTATGCTTGGGTTCACGCTAAAGTTTGTTTGTTGCAAACACACGAACATTATTATGTGATTGAAGGTTCAGGGAACTGGAGCGAAAATGCACATTATGAGCAGTACACTTTTGCCAATAGCAAGGGGTTGTATGATTTTAGAATGAAATTATTTACGGACAGTAAATTAAAAAAATATTGATATGCCAGGACTAAAAATATTTGAGTTAAAACCTGAATATGTAGATACAATTTCCGATGATTTGATTGACGGTGTATTATATATATCTGAAAAATACGGATGCGCAATACATCTATGCGCCTGTGGTTGTGGAAAAAAAACGGTAACCCCTATTAATGGAAGAGGCTGGACTTTAGTTAGAAACCAAGAGAAAGTTACTTTAAGACCATCAATCGGTAATTTTAACGGAGAAAGTCCGTATCACGCCCATTATTTTATTACAGAGAATAAAATAGAATGGTTATAGAAATTGTTTGCGGAAAATAAATTCAAAAAATATTAAAACTAAAATATGACACCAATAAATTTTAAAGAATCAATGATTGAATTGAAAAAACCTTCTTCAATGACAGAAGAAGAGTGTGGAAGTTTGCCGATTCATCAAACAGAAGATGGAGTTTGCATTTCCTGTTGGACTGTTCCTTTTTGGAAAAGATTAAAATTTTTATTTCACGGAAAAATATGGTTGGGAATTCATTCCGGAAGAACTCAACCTCCAGTTTGGTTAGATTGTACAAAAACAGTTTTTACAAAACCGCAATGACAAACCTTATCTACATACTAATCAAAATTATCCTTGGGATTGTTGCTGCTATGCTTGGATTTCTTGGAATTGTAGTGATTTTTATCCTGGCATTGCCTTTGGTTGGTTGGAACAAATCGAAGTATATATTTAAAAAAGTAGCACGATGAAACTAGCAGGAATTATATTAATCATCCTTGCATTATTGCTTGGAAGCGCCACTTCTAATTTGCCGTTGGGTTTTCCTATTGAGCTATTTGTGGCAATATCTTTTATAGATTTTATGGTTGGAATGTATCTTTTGATTAAGGGCGAAAAATACCCAGAAAAAGGGAATTAAATTTAAAATTGATATTATGAATAGAAAAATAAAATTTAGAGTTTGGAATGGGTCAAAAATGGAGCATAATATTATGGCTGGATTTTTAGGTTCATTTTATGTTCAAGGCATTGATGAAAAGGATTCTGCAAGTATGAGCCAATTCAATACAAAATATTTTGAAAACACTCCATTAATGCAATTCACTGGATTAGTTGACAAAAAAGGAAATGATGTTTACGAAGGTGATATCATTAAATGGAAAACAACTAGATGGCATACTGATGAACAAAGATTAAAAGGTGTTGCTATGCCTAAGTTTTTTGTTTCTCCTGTTTTATGGAAAGATGGAGAATTTCTAGTTAACGAAAGTGATGATATTGGTTTAGATGTAGATGATTATGATACTCCATTATGCTGTTTTTTTGTAGACTCAATGGACAATAAATTTGATTTCAAAGCGGAAGTTATTGGAAACATTTATGAAAATCCAGAATTACTCACAAACTATGAACCTAATCGAAAATAGATTTTCAGACGAAGAGCTGACTTCCATCGAAGACTTGGCGGCTTGCAATTATTCTCCTGAGAAGATTGCGCTGTATCTTGATGTGGATAAGGCTGCGTTTTTGCAAACTTGGTACAATAAAGAAAGTTTAGTTCGAATGGCTTACGAGCGTGGGAAACTAGTAACTGATTTTAATATTAGCAACAAACAAAAGGAATTGGCAGTGGCGGGAAATATTACTGCAGCACAAATATTTATTGGTTTGCGAGAAGCTACAGAAATAGAACGAATTAGGGACCAAATTTTATACGGACACGATGCTGATTAACGATGTAGGCCTTGACGATTTGAAAGAATTTTTGGAGACGGGAAACCCTGACAATGCTCCAGAAGCGATTGTGCAATATATTGAACTATTGACACGCATTCACGGAATGACTTTGCGCATTGATAAATTTGGAAGCAAAGAAGCGGTTCTGAAACATCTAATCGCTTTTGAGGGATTGTCTCGCTACAAAGCTTCGCTTGTTTATAACGAAACTTTGGAATATTTCTACACTGATAAAGAGGTTTCTAAAAAGGCGTGGCGTAATTTTTATGCCGCTATTTTAGATCAAGAAATCAACTTCTCCAGGAGAATCAAAAAAGATACTGCAGATTCGAAACGAATTGCAGAAATGGTAGAAAAAGCAGCGAATATGAGAGGCGCATTCGATGAAGAAATCGAGGAACTACCAGAAGAATTATTCCGCACTCCATACATTGTTTACACTTGCGACCCTGAACTTTTAGGATTGCCAAAAGTGGACAGGAACAAACTTTCGGCTCAGATAGATGCTTATCCGGAACTATCCGAAAAAGAGAAAATCCAAATCAAGCGTGAGGCTCAAATTTTACCTATAAATATATTCCCAAATGAGCAGGAGAACCCACGTAAATCTTGATGATGATAGAGTGACGGGACAATATGCCTCTTGGATAAAGATGGCGATTGACTTGATTGCTCCCAAAAATTTATATCTTATTGCAGGTCGTGCGACGGCGAAAACTTCGGATATTATTGCGGAGCGTTCGATGGCGATTTGTAGAGATATGCCACATAATAAGTCGGTTTTTGTGTCGGATACTTATGTGAATGCCTTGAAAAACATCACTCCTACACTTATCGAGGGATGGAACCGTAAAGGATGGCGCGAGGGAATTCATTATGTTACGGATAGCCGACCTCCTACTCACTTCAAAAAATGTTATAAGCCAGTACAGACTTTCAAGCATACGATTTACACGTATCTGGGAAATGTTTTCACGATTGGGAGTTTAGACCAACCTAGCGGATTGGCGGGAGATTCCTTTCAACACAGGTTTGGTGATGAAGCTCGTTTGCTCAAAAAGGCTAAACTGGATAAACTTACTCCGGCTTTGCGTGGTGAGTATGCACAGTTTGGTACTTCTCCTTATTATCGTGGGAATACATTTACTACGGATATGCCTAATATTCTTCTGGGTGATGATGATTGGATTATGGCGCAGGAAAAGAATATGGATTTAGACCAGGTTAAAAATGCGCTGCAGGTTGGACTGGTTCTAAACGAAATTAAGCGCGAAGTTTTGGCGGCCGTGCAAATCAAGGATTATGTAGCGGTTGAAAGTTTGAAAAAACAATTGGTAAAATGGACGATGCACTGGGTTCGAGCTCGCAAGGATCTCACTTTTTTTTATGTGGTTTCTTCGTTTGTAAATGTTGATATCCTTACGGACGGTTTTTTTGCGGACAGTTTGAAAGCGTTGGGTATTGAAGGGTTTAAAAGTGCGATTCTTTCTTTTAAAGTCAATATCACGAAAGGAGAGAAATTCTACGGAAATCTTGGCGAGCATCATTTTTATGATGACGGCGTGATTACGGAATACTATAACAAATTTTCATTGACGGACGAGATTGAGGAAAGCAGTTTGGCATTGCGGCACATTGACCACAATGCGAAACTGGAAGCGGGTGTGGATTTTGGCGATATGTGTAGTATCGTGACGGCACAGCCTAGAGGGAACTACTTATATTGCCTTAAAGAATTCCACACATTGGCACCGGAGAATGAAATACAGTTGGGTAGGAAGTTTACGGAATTTTACAAGTATCACAAGGTTAAAATCCTTGATATGTACTATGACCGTTCGGGAAATCAGAATAGCAAAACGAAACGCGACTGGGCGAACGCTTTGAAAAATGCGATTGAATTTCAGAATGGGGTTTCGACTGGATGGACTGTTAACTTAATGTCGTTGAATCAGGCTACGATTTACCAAGATGAAGAGTTTGCTTTCGCCAAAGCTTTGATGGGAGAAACGACCGCCACGCTCATAAAACTAAAGATTGACAAGTTCCAGTGCAAATGCCTAAAAAGTTCCTTAGAACTCACGAAAATCAAAATAAAAATTGATACCAAAACTGGGTCAAGGACTTTGCACAAGGATAAATCTAGCGAGGCATTGCCGATTCTTTTACGGCCAATGTACTCGACAAACTTCTCGGATGCGTTTAAATATTTGATTTATCGTAGAAGTTTTGTGGACCAGGTGAATACGCATAGTCAGTTTAGTGGAATGGATCCGAGTGTGAATTAAATTTTATTTATAATTCCGTATATGTACGTAAAAATGATTATATTTGAAATATGGAAACGAAACAAACAACATTCAAAAACCTTTCGGTTTTAAAGGCAGCGCAACAAAGTGTAAAAGCGGAGTTGGGCGATAAATACGATACTATTGTTGCTCCTTATATTCAAATTATTGAGATGGTTATGAAAGCCAATTCTATCAATGAGTTTGAAGCTTTGAAAAAGATTAAGGATAAAACTGAAATTTATAAAAAAGTAGATTCTCCTTTGTTTTTCGCATCTGCTTTGATTGAAATTACTGAGGCGAAACATTTTGTGGGGTTTAGGGATAAAATTAACTTATAAGTGAATTTTTATGTATTTAAATAACGTAACTATATATCAAGGACGTAGTTCAGGAATGAAAGCTTTAAGAATAAGAGGTAATGAAATATCTAAACTAGCCAATGAAAAAAATGTTATAATTGGTTGGGATAACATAGGAACTAATTATCAGATTTATATTGAAAGCATTACTCATATAAGAATATTTGAAGAAACGGTCTTAACTAGAGGAGTTGTTACTGTAGAAAAAATCAATGCCTTTTATGATATATTTGAAAAAGAACTAGAAAACATTAACTTATAAGTGAAATATATGATACCTGTTAAACTTGAAGAGCCAATCTGGATGGAAGATTTCAATAAAATGAATGATAGGCTTAAAAATACTTTTTCGGATATGGTAAAGTTCCAAGAGGAATTTCTTTGCTCAAAACTAATTAGTAATCGAGATAAGGCTTTAGAGGAATTAGTTCGTGAGCGATTATACAAGCTTAATTATAAATTTAGAAATGATGAGCTTTTTTATAATTTTGTTCAAAACCGAATTACAAGAATAGGTTTTTCCGAAGCTCCCAATATTGAATATTTATACTTAGATTATATTTCAGAAGAAAACAGAGGTGTTTTATTAGCTACTTTTTCAAGGAATATCGAATATGATTACGATAATTTTTCTGGAAAAATAACAATGTCAATTGGATAACTTATAAGTGAATTTTTATGGAAAAGGGTAAAAGATATAAAGCCTATTATTCTCGTTATGGAGTTATTGGCTTTGAAAAATTTGAAGAATTAGAAAAAGCTACTGAATTTCTATCTAATCAAGAAAACGAAGGAAACATTTGCGGAATAGGCGTTTATGATCAACAGGAAAAAATATTTTATTCTTCTGATAATCTTGATGTTTTTGGAATTTCAAAAGAGGAAGTTTTATCTATTAAATTAAAAGATTTAAAAAATATAGGGATTGAGCCACTTGAAGTAAAATTCCTTGAAAAACACAGTTTTTAGAAAAAAGAAAAAATAAAGTCACTCTCCGCCCGCTTGGGCGGAAAAATTTTTTAGCATAAAAAAAGCACCTCGAAAGGTGCTTTTTGCTTAGTAAACAAGCTCTAGGGCTGTATTGAATAACTCCTTATCGAGTTTCTTCTGTTGGTCAAAGGTTTTCTTCATCTTGCCGTGAAGTAGTTCATTGAAGGCATTATAGACCATCCACATATTTGCATCTTCTTTCAAAACAAGGCTTTCGTTTTCTATGGTTTCGAGAACTAAACGAGCGTTAAGGCTTGGCGCTGGGTTTTTGTCGGAGGATTCAAATTTAAAAAGTTTGGTTTCTTCTGCTATGCGTTTGACAATTTCGGCAGGGTCAACGATTTTAAAATCGGCAAGTACCTCAAATTTTCGTCGAAGTTCGTAAAATTCATTATCTAGAAAATTATAGATTGTTTGCCCTATTGCAGGGAGAACCAACTCGGAAATATTTCCTCTGTGCTTCAAAGAAAATCCTATTCCTGTTTTTGCGGTGTGCAGTCCGTTGCTGCATACTTCCCTAAAAAATCCAAATGTACCCGAAGTTTTGCAACTGCCATCATAGGAATTTGTAAAGCGGAGCATTGGACGAATTTTGTCTAATCCGTTTTTGATGTTGATGCTAAAATTATCATCGTTCAAAATGTAATCTACTGCAAAGCTTCGGTTATCTCGGTTTATACTACGAGTAATATAATTGATGTCGGAATTGATTAGCATTTCTTCGACCTTATAAAAAAAGTCCTCGTTTGGCAAATGTCCGTAAGAATTTGAAACGATGTTAACGATTCGATTCTCTGAAACTATTACTTTATCTAACCCTTTGCGGGTTGGTATGTCTAGATAGTTGCTAATTGGTAATAGGGCACTTTTTACAAAAATGTTGTCGTTTTGTAATGGCTTGTTTAAAAATACGTTTGAATTTGTCATGGCTTAAATTTTTGTGATTTTTTTTTCTGTTGTTGTTAAATAATAGGTGTTATCAAGATTGAACCCTTTTTTGATAATAAACTCTTCGGGGTCGTGCAGGTACTTTTTTTTGAGTTTTGATTTAAAAACTTTTCCGCTCATATAGTCTAAAATGAAAATGTACATAGATTAATTTTTTTGGATTATTAATAAATTTTGTGAAACTGATATTGTCACACTCTCCCCTATTTCAAACCCTGCCTTTTGCATCCAATCGCCTGATAAAATAAGTTTTGGTTTGTGGGTGGGTTTCTTCCAAAGTGCTTTGCAATATTGGGAGGAAATTTTTAGTTTTCGGAGGTTAAAAAATGTACTCATTGAAATCGCTTTTTGTGTTTGTCTCCTCTAAAAACTTTTCGGCTATTGCGTGTGCTTTATCGAATGCGTTTTTGCAAGTACTTTTGAAGTATTGGTAATCATCCCAATTCCATAAAAAGGAATATCCTTTTTGATTTAAAATTTGTCTTACTTGGTAGGATAGGTAATTTGATGTATTTTTGTGGCTGTTAGAATTTATTGGCGTCATGGCTTATAATTTTTAAGTGAAATTAAACCCTACTCTTCGACCAGTAGGGTTTTTTGTTTTTACTGCTTTTAGATTTCGAAATTCAAAACTTCGTTTTCTGCTTCGGAAAGTAGAATGTTTAGTTCTGCTTCCATCGTGTCACGAACTTTTTTAATAACGTTAGAGTTATTCACGCTAAACTCAAAACCTGTTGAGTTTTTAAGAACAATCTTTGCACTCGTTTTGTCGTTGCCTGCATCAAACATTTTAAGGTCGTTTGATTTTTCTTTTAGCAATCGGAATCTTTTTGAAAGTGCTTCAAAATGTTCTATTCTCCCGATGCGTTCCTCTGCTGTTGGCGGAGTTTTAGAAATGAACTTTTCTATAAGTGTTTCTGTGGCTGTTTTTCTCTCGATTACGGGAGTTTCAACTTTTTTCAATGTCGGTAATGCTTTTGCAACTTCGACGGCTTTAACCTCTTGTTTTACAGCTTCCATTTTTTAGATATTTATCTGATTATTAATACTTAAAGATACAAAATTACGTACACATACGGAAATTATAAGAGGTAAAAAAGTTGATTTATACACTATAAAAGACTAATACATAATGATTCTAAACAAGGTAAAAACAAACATAAATAACTCATTAATACATAGTTACAAAAAAATAAAAATAGATAAAAGACTGAAAACCAACGAAGAAACCCGAATAAATGAGGGGTTCTAAGTGGTTTTGTCTTTGAAAATACCGTCCCGCTCAAAATCGTATTGCTCCTTACCTATATGCTTAAACGAAAGAGATATGATTGAAGCGACCGAGCCACCGCCCACCATAAACGCTCCGAAGGTATCCTTATCCCTTGCTATTGTTTATGTCACACCGTTAATGATATAGTAATAGTACTATTGTATATCATTAACAATAGGTAATTACGTGCAACCCACCATTAAGCTATACGATGCAGTCAAGAGAATGCGAACGTTAACCGATTTAGGAATACCATTCTCGTTTACATTCTTATCATATAACACTAAAAACAACACCAGTGATGGCTTCAAAGAAGTGAACAATGCGCAGTTAAGAAAGGGTTATCGTGATGATCAGTCAGATAAAGCAGACTTATTGATAGGTTATGTTAATCAACACGATGGCAATCGTTGGTTTTATCTACCATTATTAATTAAGTTCAACGGATATATAATTAAACCATAGGATATGAACATAGAATACATAGGTAGAGATGCCATAATAGAGACGCCAGATGTATCATTCACTTACCAAGTGAGTGAGACACCACGTGACTTCTATCAGTTAAAGGGTAACACAAACAACCTCGATTGGAACACTAAGTTTAACTATATTGGTGACTACCTAGTCTATCCTTTTGGTGCTAACAATGACTTACCTGACATCATTAAGCAGGTAGTTCAGACTAACTACATTGCTCCTGGTATATTGAAGAAAAAGACTCAATTAATTTGGGGATTAGGGCCACAACTATATAGAGAGAAGATAGGTAATAGCATACTCTCTCGTGACTGGCAGGAAGACACTGAGATAGCGGACTGGCTACACTCTTGGGGTTACGAAGACTATCTATTAAAAGCGTGTACTGATTTTCAACACATCGAGGGAATATTCTCCCGTTTCGAATTGACTAAGGGTTCTCGTATAGGTAAGCCATTCATATCTAAAATCAATCACATATACCCTGATAGAATCCGTTTAGCTACAGCCAAGACCGCTCAAGACCGTATTGCTACTCACGCCGTGGCCACTGATTGGTCATTCAATACCATTCACGCACTTACTGAGTACAAAGTATATCCGTTATTCGATTTTCTAAATCCTTTTGCCAATAAAAACGCGGTGCTTTATTCTAATATGTACTCATTTTGTACTGATTATTACACCGTTCCAGATTTATACGGTTCGCTCGAATGGTTAAATCGTTCTACTGCTGTGCCATTAATATTCAAAGCTCTATCAAAGAACTCAATAAATCTAAAATATCACATCGTTTCACCACAAGCCTTTTGGGATAAGAAAGCAGACGAAATGAAGGCTAATTGTACCCAGAGAAATCTTGTTTTTAAAACCCAAATGCTTCTTGATTTCCAAAAAGAATTCCTTGAAAAAATATCTGTAGTGCTTTCAGGGGATGAAAACACAGGAAAGTACCTTCACACCACAAAAAGCTTCACCGTAGACGGAACTAATCTTATCGAACACGGTTGGGAGATAAAAGTCATTGATCAAAACATCAAAGACTTCGTAGCTGCTCAAATATCCATTTCAGAACGTGCAGATCATGCTTTATCAGCAGGCTTAAATCTACACTCTGCACTTGGTAATGTTTCCGAAAGTGGAAAAAGCGACAGCGGTTCTGAGCAAATTTACGCACTCAAAACATTCCTTCAAACAGGAATCGACATCCCCGAAATGATAATTATGAAAGCCATTAACTACGCTATCAAAGTTAATTTTCCAACAAAGAACCTAAAACTAGGATTCTACCACGTAAACCCCGAAAAAGAACAAAACATCGCTCCAAAAGACCGAATAATAAATCAATAATATGAAAGTACTATTCATCACCACCGGAACGGCAGGAAATACAGAACTCAAAGAGTTATTGGGGTTTATCGATGCCGATTTAAAGCTAAAAAACCTTTTGCCAGACATCACAACGGCCACAAATGACGTTATTGATCTAATAGGACTCGAAGTTTATACTAAAGCCGTTTTGCTATATAATAACGGAACTACGCTCGAAGCAGATAAACCTTTCATCAATGCCGTTCGGTATCCAATAGCTGTCAATGCCTATCGCCTTTATTCTCCGTCCAATGACTTAGCGCACACCAATAATGGTCGAAAAATGCGCCAAGACGATGGCGAAAAACAAGCATTCGAATGGATGATAGACCGCGATAATGCAGCCTTAGAAAAACGATATTATCGCGCTTTAGACGATTTAATCACATTTCTTGACCGTTCAAAGGTTGAAACCGAAACTGCCGAAACATTATACACCATCTGGACAGCTTCCGATGCTTTCAAAGCAACGCATAATCTATTCATCAGAACCGTAAAAGAGTTCGACAATCATTTTCCAATAAATTCAAGATTATTACTTATAAAATTAGTGCCCGGACTTTCCAATTGTGAGCAATACGAAATTCGTCCCCGTGTGAGCGTCGAAAAAATGAACACTCTGAAAGCGGCACTAAAAGCAAATACGCCCATTACCGATGCAACTGATATAGAGTTAATTCGCCTAATTCAAAAAGCATCGGTAGCGTATGCGCTTGCTTGGTCTATGCCTCGATTATCCGTAAATCTATATCCTGATGGCGTATTGCAACACGTCACCAGCGAAAAAGCAACCACAAGAGGCGAACGCCCTACTATGAAATCCGAAACCGAAGCCGCGCGCCAAGCCTTTATGGAAGATGCAAATAAAGCTTTCATCGATATAGAAAAACTATTGGCACCACCATTAGCTATAGATGAAACAATTACCATAATCCCGGAACAAATTTACGGTGATAAATATATGTCAACATAAAAAAAAACTAACCAAAACCTTTACCAATGAAATCACTATTTAAGCTAATTGCAGAATTCTTTAATTATTTAACAAATTTTAGAGCTATAAATCGCTACAAGAAAATCAACAAAAAACTAGGCAAAACCATCGAAGACCGCGAAGTCGATAGAATAATACTAAAAGGCAAAATCATTAAAATGGTTCGAAAGTATTTGAAATTAGATGCCAAATCAAAATACATTCCCCGAGACTATAAAAATGACTTTCTAATCAGAGAAAAAGTCATCACCGAATACGGTTCTGAAATGAATAAACTAGGAATTCGCATCAACAGTAAACTTGAACTCATATAAATGCACATCATCGAAATTCCCGAAGCTAACATAAAACGCTACATTCCATCGGATTTATCTGAGTGCGAACCACAGCAGTATATGGATATGTGCGAGCTTATTTTCCATTTCCAAAATCAAGCCATTACCTATGACGAACTTCGCACCCACGCAGCTTACAAACTGCTAAAGATGAAACCATCAAAAGCATCAGACCAGGACGAAGAAAAATTTGCTAATATTTACCAAATATCAGAACTTATAGACAGTTTTTTCGAAGAAGATTCTACTGGAATCAAAACCATCAAGCAATATTACATCCATAATCCAGTACCCAGTTTCAAACCCACTTGGACACGATTTTATGGCCCATCGGACAGCTTTATGAATATGACCTTTGGCGAATACACAGATGCGCTCCGGTTGTTTCACGATTTCCACGCCACTGGCGATATGGAAATACTAAAACTCTTGACCGCCTTATTCTATCGCCCTAAGAAATCATTTCTTTTCATCAAAAAACGATTGGAGAATTACAATGGCGACATTCGTGAACCCTACAACTCGCACAAACTTGAAGCGCTTGCCAAAGTCTTGCAACACGCACCCATTGGTTTCGTTTACGGATTTTATCTGCTTTTTGCCAGTTTCCAAAAGTATTTAATCGATGCCAAAATAATGTGGAGCGGAAAAGAAATAGACTTCTCCATCCTCTTCGAAAGCTCCAGAACTGACGAAGAACCATCATCAACAGAAACACCAGGAATAGGAATGGATTCCATCGCTTTCAGTATTGCCGAAAGTGGCGCATTTGGCACCATAGAAGAAGTCCGCAAAGCCGATTTCTGGCAAATAATGGTCAGAATGTACGACCTCAGAAGAACAGATCTAGAACGACAAAAACAAGATAAAAATGCTACCACTTAATAGATTACTCGAATACCAAGCCGAAGTCTGTTATGCGCTTCGTGACGTAAATAACAAAAAACTATTCAACTACTCCGATATGGTAGTCGATGACAGCGAACTATCTAAGATACTCAAAGAGCGAATTCCCGAGGATAACACCTTCTTAATCTCGGTAGTGCCAGAATTCAATATGAAAGGCGAGGAAGACAAAGCCAAATGGGAAAACGTTCTCCAGTTCTTTATCCTCGACAAAACTGATTATTCAGAACACGATCGCGATTCTTTTCATAACATATTCGTTCAAACCCAAATCAAAGCCCAGGCATTTGTCGATAAATTATTAACAGACAAAGGCAATCACGAAGGAATGTTCTGTGGTTTCCTTTCTTGGTTAGACGAAAATTCCATACACGTAGCACCAGTTTGGAAAAAAGACGGTTGCAATGGCTGGACAGTAGAAATAAATTTGGATACACCATTATAAATACGTACCTTTACGGAAATGTAAAAGCAATGACAACCACACAAATCGAAACATTATTCTGGGAAACCCTAAACAAAAAAGAATCTTACGGCTCCGCTATCGAAAATAAATTACAAGGAATCTCCGAAGACAAACTATACAACTGGCGCAAAGCGCGTGGACCAAAACCCACCATTGGCGATATGCTTAATATGCTTTATCAGTTGAAATTAATTAAAGTGGAGAAAATAAGTGCCTATGATATAAAACTTGAAGAAGCATTTGAGTCCTGGAAAACTAAAACTGAAATATAATGTCCTTAATTGCAACCCGCGAAAACCTATCCCAACAAATCCTCGAACGTCGATTCATTCGTCGTGTCCTACAAGACACCAGTAAGGATATCGATCGTGCGCAGCGCAATTATATGTCAGGGCGAGGTTTCGAGAACAACGATTGGTATTCCGGACGTGGATTTCAAGTGACTGAAAACGAACTAGGCTACACCCACCTCAAGAAACATCGTTTTGTTGATATGAAAACCAGAACCAGCAAGAAAGGCACAAACCGCAAGAAATCACACCCCGTACACAATAAGATTATTTGGGGACATTACAATAACGTCATCAAGGAACTGCATTTTGGCTTTACAAATGCCGTAAAGGAAGAACTAAGAAATTTAGAAGAATAATCCCTCACTTTCGAGGGATTTTTTTATATTTACACTTCACTTAAAAAATTGCACTATGAAAAAAATTATGTTGTTACTTACTATTATTTTATGTATTTCTTGTAAACAAGAAATAAAAGAAGAACTAGTTACTATACCAGTAGAACCCGAAATAATTAAAGCAGAAAAACCGATATCAAAAGGAGAATTAAAAGAATTAGTAAAAAAAGAATACGCTGCAATGAATGAAGATTTAGGCGGTTTTCATCGACCACCAAATGTTTCAAAAGGAGGTCTTGAAGATTTATTAATAACTGCTAAAAATTCAATTTTTGAAAAACAAATTCAAAAAAGCATAGATAGTTTAGATTTAGTAATGAATAAAAATATTTTAGAAAATGAAGCTGTTGAAAGAAAAGAATATGAAACAACTTTAAGAAATAGTTTTTTAGATAATAATCTGAACATTAGAGTTAAGGTATCTGGAAAAAATAATACTAAAATTACTTTAACATATCCTTTATTTAATGAAATATGGTTTAGAAAATTTGAAACAGAGGGGCATTTTGATAAACTTGCAAAAAAAGGTTTTAAAATTATTGAGATGAAAGATGGTTACAATTATGGACAAGGTTTAAAATATGAATAAATGAGCAACTTCCACCACAATCGACTCCTCGATCCTAACTGGTGGTATCTTTGCCTCATAGTCACGGCAATAATTCTAATCGCATCCTACTTTTTCAAGTAGGATTTTTTTTGTTCTCAAAATAAATAATTCGTAAGTTTACACCGCTAAAATACCCATAAGGGAACTCCTTTAACAACTTTTCAAAAAGTTACGATAAGCGATTCCCTCGTAATGATGTCCCTCGGAAACAAAGGGAAATCTATCCTTATGGGTATTTTAGCACATCTAACACGAGGGTTTCGTGTATATATACTTTTCGATTATGCTAAAAGAAAATAGAATTAATTACAGAAATAAAATAGATTTTATTACCATTCATCAAGAAACCATCGACGCAGGTTCTCTCTGGAACTTAATCGGAGATAAACTCATTCTCGTTGACGACGATAATTATGTAGAAACATCATTAGATTTATCCATTTTTGAACAATCAGAATAATCAGCTTATAAATTGATTTACACCACCAAGCCCCGTAATTACGGGGTTTTTTTATGTCACAGCATTCCCCATTATTAAAATGCAATTTTACTGAAAATCAGCATCTAATGGCAAAGACTATATCCGACGAGCAAATGAAATTATCCATTATCATCAATGGAAACGAAGCTCAAAAAGAACTCCTTGATTTAGAAAAATCAACCCGAAAACTTACCGAAGAAAACAAGGCTCTAGGCTTGCAAAAGAAACTCCTTATCAAACAAGGCAAGGAAGAGTCTGCCGAATATAAAACGCTAACAGCTACAATGAAGGCAAATACTGCCGAAATTACCAGCAACAAAAATAAAATGGTTGAACTGCAAAATCAAATTGGACTTACCGGTTTAACGATGCACCAACTCACCCAAAAAGCGCAGTTACTCCGTATGTCATTACTCAATGCCATACCAGGAGGCGAAGCCCATAAAAAATATACAGCAGAATTAGGTTTAGTAACAGCAAGAATGGACGAGCTAAAAGGAAAATCTGCAGCCGCCAAGATGTCCTTAGGTTCATTAGCAGATTCCTTCAACCGTTATCAAGCCATTACGCTTGGAGTTGTAGCGGCACTTACAGGTGTAGTTCTTTCTATCCAAAAAATAATTGATATCAACGGCAAACTCTCCGATGCGCAGGCGGATGTGATGAAAACCACTTCTATGACTAAGGCAGAAGTAGATGAACTCACCAAGTCTTTCGGTTTACTCGAAACCAGAACCTCTCGCATCGACTTACTCAAAATTGCCGAGCAAGGCGGTCGTTTAGGTATTATGAAAGAAGATATTGGCGACTTCGTAAAGACAATGAATATGGCAGCCGTTTCTCTTGGAGATTCTTTTACTGGAGGTGTTGACCAAGTGGCGGAACAATTAGGAAAAATAAAATTCCTGTTCAAAGAAACTAAGGATATGAATGTCGAAGAGGCCTATAACTCCATAGGTTCTGCTATCAACGATTTGGGAGCAAACGGAACAGCAAACGAAGCTAATATTGCCGAGTTTACCAAGCGCATCGGTTCACTTACTGATGTGTTGAAACCATCCGTACAAGAAACGTTGGCATTAGGTACTGCATTCGAAGAATCAGGAATCGAAGCAGAACAGTCTTCCAGAGCGTATAATATTTTTATGAAGCAAGCTTCTACTTCGGCTGATAAGTTTGGTAAAGTAATGAACTTATCTACTAAGGCTGTCGAAGACATGATCAATACGAATCCTTTGAATTTTATGCTTGAATTCTCCAAAGGATTAAACGGTATGAACGCCACTGAAGTTGCAAAAACATTAGATTATTTAGGAGTAAATGCCGATGGTGCCAATAAAGTAATTGGAGCAATGGGAAATAACTTCGACCGCTTCCACCAGTTAATTGACCTATCAAACAATTCATTTTCTACCGGAACATCATTAATAAATGAGTACAATATCAAAAACAATAACCTTGCAGCAACCCTCGAAAAAATAAGCAAAAGAGTTTCAGGCTGGTTCTCTTCAGAAACTTTTATCAAATGGCTTTCGACTGCAGTAGATTGGATTGCAAAATTTGTAGGCGCCACAGATGATGCAGATGGTTCTGTAACCGCTTGGAAAAACTCCTTAGTTTTCATAGCTAAGATGATTGCCATAGTAACCGCTGCAATGATAACCAATGTAGGTTGGCAACAATTAGTAGTCCTTTGGACAAATCGAAACACTGAAGCTAATATACTCTACACTACCGGAGCTAAAGCGCGTGCCTTTGCTGATGGTGTTGCAATGGTTGCCTCACAAGCTTATGCTGCCGTTACAATGTTAATGACAGGAAATATTGCAGGAGCAACACAAGCATTCAGGGTATTGACCGCTACAATGATGACAACGCCTTGGGGATTTATCATTGGTGCAATAGCAGCTATCGGAACGGCTTATGTAATGTTTTCTGAAGACGCAAAAGAAGCCGATACTGCTCAGTCAATGCTCAATAAAACCATTAAGGATTCAGACGCTATTGTTAACCAGCAAACGGCATCAATGAAAACGTTGTTGGCTGTAGCCAAAGACGAAACAGCTTCTAAAGAAGCTCGTTTGGCAGCCATAAAAAAACTAAATGAAATTTCCCCGGAATATCTCAACACGCTTACTCTCGAAAATGTAAAAACTGCAGAAGGCACAAAACTAATTGATGCTTACGTAAAATCTTTGGAGAAAAAAGCAATGCTCGAAGTTCTCCAAAAAAGACAGAAGGCAATTATGGAGGATATGGACAAAAAGAAAAATATGTCCTTAGACGAAGAAATTCATTGGTACGACGAAGCTTGGGCAATGGTTAAGAATTTAGGCAATGCAGAATTAGCTGGAGCCGATGTTGCTATAACAGCTTCTCAAAGAAAACAAAAAGGACTCGCTGATTTGCAAAACCAATTGAAACTAACCAATGCCGAGATGGAAGCCTTCCTCAAAAAGAATCCTTCCGTAATCGTAGATATTGAAACAGGCACAACTCCTAAAGGTTCTAATTATACTGTAGGTGGAGGAGCTGGAGCAGGAACAGGAACCGGAAATAAGAAAAACCCAAACTCTACTCTTGCCGAAATCAACAAACTAAAACTGGATGAACAATTAAAATTCAACGAGCAAACCTTAAAACTATCTCGTCAACTCGAAGATGATAAGATAGCAGCGATGCAAGACGGTTATGATAAAGAAGTGCTGATAGAAAACAACCGTTACCAACGTGAAGTCGAAGACCTAAACCGTCAAAAAGTTCACACAGACGAACTCGCAAAACTCGATGAAGACATTGCCAAAGCCAAAGAATCTAAAGACTTAACAAAATACAATGCTTTGCTAACCATTCGCAAAGGGTGGGATGCAAAAAACTTGGCACTCGATGCTCAAATTGATGCTATTAAAGAAGGTAAATTAAACATCCACAACAACAAAGTTGCTATCATCAAGGAGAAAGCCGCCAAGGATTTACTCGACAAAGAGCAAGAAACATTTAACCAGGAGAAACAAGCTCGCGAAACTGCTTTCTACAATGAACTTGCTGGAATGGATCTAACTGATTCAGAGAAAGCCGCTCGCATTAAAGCTTTCAATGAAAGTGAAATCGAAATTCAAAAAACGTTCTTAGTCAAAAAAATTGCGGAACTCAACAGCATTATGGCTGGCAATATTATTGAGGGAATTGATTTTTCTTTAATGTCACCAGAAGCAAAGAAAAAACTAGGGGAAGACCTTGCTCTTGTTATGAATGCTTTAGCAAAAATAAATAATGCAAATCCTAATAAAGCAGGCAAAGAACTAGACTTAGGACTTGGTGGAGAAGGCAAAGATATTCTTGGCTTTTCACAACAGCAATGGGATAATTTTGCAACAAATATTGAGAAAGGCACCATTGGTATTCAAACCTTACAAATGGCGTATCAGTTAGCTTCCCAAGTCGTTGGTCAATTAGACCAATATATGACCGCTTCTGAAAATGCTACTGTCAAAAAAACAGAAACTATTACCAATCAGAAAAAGAAAAAACTAGACAAGCAACTCAAGGATGGTATTATTTCCAAAACGCAATACGACAAGAAAGTAGCCAAGCTAGACGAAGAACTGGAAAATAAAAAGTTCGAAATTGAACTCAAACAAGCCAAGCGTAAAAAAGCAATGTCTATTGTGGACACAGTTGTAAATACTGCCGTTGCCATAATGCAAGCCTATTCACAATTAGGACCCATTGGGGGAACAATAGCAGCTGCGCTGATTGGAATTATGGGTGGTTTACAAATTGCCACGATTATGAAACAACCTTTGCCAACTCGTGGTTACGAACAAGGTCTTTACGGCGACTACGTAACTCGTGAGCAAGACGGCAAGAAATTCAAATCTTCTTACGCAGGGAAAACACGCTCCGGATTAGTTAGCAACACCAGCCACTTCCTCGTGGCAGAGAATGGTCCTGAAATGGTCATCGATAATAAAGCGTGGCGACAAATGAACCCTGAGGTTAAGGATTCATTAATCCGTGAACTGCGGGGCATAAGAGGTTTTGAGCAAGGATTATACAACCAGGAGAAAATGCGCATCGAAGTTCCTGCAACTTCTACACCCACCACCGGAGGCAATGATCAAATGATGACACTTATGATGACACTTGTTGCCGAGAATACCGCAGTACTCAAAGATTTACGTGACAAAGGAACTATTGCCGTAATGACAAACCGTGACCTCAAATCAATGGGCTATCTCAAAGATGGCATCACTGCCTATGATGAACTAAGAACCAAATCTAAACGATAAAACTATGGCATATTCAAAAGTAATTATCACATTCAACGCAGTACCTAATCTTGATGAAGTACTCAATATTGCAGAAACTTCTTTATCCTTAAACCTAAACGAAATATTCAAAGAAGCTCGTTATGTTTCAGGACAATGTGGTTTGCCTCCATTTATCCCAGAAGATGGTATTCATCCGGATAGATACATAGGTTTTGTTTCAGCAAATTATAAAACAGCTTTCAATGCTGATCATAATACAACTGCATTATTTACGGTAACTTCTACAAATGGAACTACTAATTCAGGAATAGGAACCGTAACTATTACTGCAAATTATTCCGGAGCAGTATTTGTTTTAGGAACATCAACAGCAGATCTAGACATAGATATTACAAATGAAACTCCTGTAACTCCTCCTCCTGGAACAATATCATTTACACCAAATAGTATTGCTTTCGAACACGCTCAAAACGATACCCTACCTTCCTTTGGGATTGCATTTAGTGGCGACCTTTGGAAAATAGTAGGTAAACCTAACTTTCTTTTATCATCTTCCACCTCTGGAGTGACAATTACTACTACTGGTTCAGGCGCAGGATTGTACCAAACCATTTCAGGATCTGGCGATGCGCTTGTAAATATTGCGCTAACTGCTTATTACGATACGGATATTACTTTTTCTGGAGCTGATATCGCAGGAACTTTTCAAGTATTAAAAGATAATGTAGCCGAAGGAACAATTGCTTACACCGTGGCAATTACTAAACTCTCCGATTTCTTGACGATTCCTTATGTTTCAGGAAATAAAGCTTTCACGTTAGACACAAAGTTTTTTGATTTCTTTTCTTCGAATGCTGACACCTATTTTCAGTTTGATGCAGCAGTAAAAACCTATGACTTTTTTACAAATGCGCTCAATGAATATTCTATTACTCAAAAAATAGGATTATTCCAGGGAAAAGCAAAAGCAAACCTAGGTCAAATCATCCATCGCCTAATGCAAAATTTCAATACCGTAAACGAAACGCTTTTGCAATACAAAGAGGCAACTATAAAAATCACCTGCTCTGAAAAATTATTGGCAAACGATGCCGTAATACGTACAGGACAATCAACAGATATTCCTTTTATAGCTGGATTATCTCGCGGAATTACAACACTTGGTTTCTTAGATTTTAATCTAAAACCAAACCGAGTAACGAAAAATAGTTTTACTTACTTAAATATTTTAATTCCAGATACCGGAATCTATCTTATATATTCCTATAAAAATGGATTACCATTACCTAGCATTACACTAACGGCTTCTTCAAGTCATATTATTTGCTATAAAATACTTTTCTCGGATTATGAAAAAGGAGATGTGATTGATTTCTATCTCTTCAATGCTACTACCGGTAACCGTATTGATTCTACTAGGAAAACATTCAAACTTTTTCCAGAAGGAAATCATTCAAATCATATTGTTTGGGAAAACGAATTTTTATTGCAATCCGCAATAGAATGTACCGGCACAGCATCTATAAAATCAGATTTTGAATTCCAATCTCAAAAAGTTTTTAATTTACTGGTCGAAAAATTAGAATACTTGAACACCACTAAAGAAGTTCGTTTTACTATTAATACGGGTTGGCTACTTAAATCAGATATTGACACCATCGAAAGCTTGATGCGTGCCAAAAGAGTGTGGTTAATAAATGGAGATTCTACTATCGAAATAAGACCCACTTCAAAATCAATCCTTAATGACGATATCGAACGAGAATTAATCGAATTCACACTTGAATTTATAATAAATAGAACCTACAATGAGGAAACTTATTCACTCTAAATTTGAACTGGATTTATCCAATTTCAAAATATCAGATACTGAAGAAAACAATTGTTTCTCCGATTCTTTCTTTGTCAAATATTCCTTTCCGTTCGAGATAGATCTAATTGAGGATTTAGACATCGCCTTTGGTTTTATTTCCCAATACAATTCAGATAGTGTGGCAACCTATTTTGATTGTAAATACATCCACAATGACAAAATTGAAGATGCCATTTTCGAAATCGAATCCTATCAGGATAGATTGAGCTGCACACTCCGATTTGGATTTGAGCAGTTGCCATCTTTTGATAAAAAACTTTCAGAATTATCACTAGATAAATTTCTTTTGCCAGATGGAACCACCATTTACGAACACGCTCAAACGATTATTTCCCAAACATTTCCTGCCGTAAATTATAATTTTCCGCAAATACATGTAGATAAATATGATACTACTGACGAATTATGGTTAGGATTCGAAGGGATTTTAAACAATCGCATCAGTGGTGATTTTAGAATAAACGAAGTCATTGGCGATGATACTTTAAATCGAAATATAATGCAACCTTTACCCTATTGGATTCATATCCTACAACGCGCAATGATAGATGGAGGGTATATTTTATCAGGAAAAATACTTACAGACGAACGATTACAAAAAGCCTGCCTTTATGCCGATGTCGATTATTTTACTAAAGCAACCGTACAGGAAGATGTTATTATTTCGCAAATGTCAGAAGATGCTAGCGATACAAATTATAATAATTCAAATAATACACACGCTCAAAATTTTTATTCCCATACTGTTTTAGCCACACCAGGCAAGTACAATATCAGTGGAACTATCAAGTCAATGCGATGGTCAAATTTTCCCGCATATTTTCAAATAAAATATCGAAACAAAGTAATATTTTATACTCGGTCATCACCTACAAAGATTTTTAACGGTTCAACTTTTAGAGATTATGATGTAGATGTAAACTTTGAAACCATCGTAGATCTAAATCCAAATGATATTACTGTCGAAGGCTATATCGCGTATTCAGAAACTCAAAGTATTATTAATTTAACCATATCTACCATTCGATTGAATGATGCGCTGGGGATTCCAGTTCCAACTATTATAAATGAAAATAAAATAGATTTAACAAAATCCGTTCCTGACATTACGGTACTAGAATTTATAAAAGTTGTAAAAAACTGGTTCAATTATGATTTAAGTATTGAAGGAAACTTTGCTATAATGAACCCGATAGAAGATGAAATTAATTATAATAACGCTTTCTCTTTAGAAAAACAAGAAGTTAAAAAACCACTCCGAAAGTTCTCGCAAGGAACCTCTTTTCTGTTAAAATTTCAGGATATAGAGAGCAAAGCATATACATTTCTTCCCGTTTTTCATAGCAATACCGGTTATGTAAATTCAAATTATACAACTGATGATAAAACAACTACCATAGAAATAAACGCCTTGCCTTTGCCTTTACTTACTAGAACTACAGCACAAACAGCTCACGCTTTCGAGAGTGATAATGCAAAAGTATTTCTCGTAAAATACGATGGTTTATATAACGGAAATAATTTAGCGCAGTCTAATATTGATTATTGCATTCCCGCAGTTCATCTGCAATACTGGAAAAAATGGTTTGATTTTAGAGTTTTTGCGCAAGGATTTCGTTGGACATTCACCGCTTGGAACAGTTATATCAAGGATATAAAGGCAAAGACTAAAATATTCGCCTATAATAGATTCCACATTATAAAAACCATCAATAAAACCGAAATAAATCCAAATTTATTCACGGTTGAAATTGAAACCGAAGCTTTAAAATAACAAAAAAGCCACTAATTAAGTGGCTTTTTTGTTAAAATATCATCTAGGTTATTGATCTGTTCATTCGATATACTTTCCACAATATGAACATAATCCATCGTTTCCCTTATTTGGCTGTGTCCAAGAAGTTTCTGTAGGATTTCAACTCTTCCGCCACAAATCAAGAAGTTAGTGGCAAAAGAATGTCGAGCCACGTGAAAGGTAATTCTCTTAGTAATACCGCAAGATTTAGCAATAGTTTTTAATTCTCTATTAATATGCTGTTCAGTATATTCACCATAAAATAATTGGTTGGTTCCAATGAATTTCAAAGCTGAATTAGACAACTGAATTCGTTGCAACTTTCCTGTTTTTACAGAAAAAAACATTAAAATATTAGTAATAATATTATCAGGTCCAATAGCTTTTATATCCGAAATTCGTAGTCCTGTAAAGCAGGAAAACAAAAACCGCGCTAATATATTTTTAAGAGTTGGATTTATAAATTCAGATGAATAATATTCGTATAATTTGAAAATCTCATCAGGAGTTAGAAAAGTTCTATTGCTTATCGCCCTTTTAGTTTTGATTTCCTTATAATTCAGTGGTGTAATAATTCCTAAATCATTGGCAATGTGTAAATATTTTTTGAAGTTTTTTGCCAAAGTTTGAATTGTATGTGGCTCATTTTTCTCCTTAGTTTTAAAATGATAAAGCATAGCGTCAAAAAATACTGGTGTAATTTCATAAAACAATATAGACGATTTATATTTTTTCACTTTATTAAGCGAACTCGTTTGCTGTTTCACAGTTGCCGAATCTTTCAAAAGCACTTGGTTTTTCATTTCCAATTCCCAAAATTTTATAAAATCAATTCTCGAAGTTGGATTTTCATATTCATGAAGTAGTTTAGTCATATCCAAAACCTCTCCGGATAACCTATAACTAAGCTCAATTTTATGAATATCAGAAAAAGTTTTTTCGATTATCATATTATAATCCCGACTGAATGGATGTTTCATTTTCACGCGTTGTTTCAACTTATCAAAATCATTTGGACAAACCGCTACATTTATTGGCATTTTCTTTTTTTCCTTATTCAAAAACATTTGAAGATATAAAGCACAAGTTCCATCTGCGCGAACGTAATCATCTTTGATCACTATTTTCGCTGTTAACTTCCCACTAAAATTCAT